CTACAGATGGAGGTGACGGCACCTTAGGTATTGTATTCACTCAGGAAAGAAAAGATAAGATTAGAGCCAAATGTGTTGGGAGACATCCATCAGAAGAAACTCGAAAAAAGATGAGTAATAGTCATAAAGGTAAAGATTTGAGTTATTTAAATAATTCTTTTGGCAATAATCCTAGAGCTAAAAAAGTAGGTGCATATAAAGACGATGTTCTTATTAAAGAATATGATTGTGCTGTTAGTGCTTCTTTAGATGTTGGAGTTCATAAAAATTCTATTTCTAAAGCAATTAGAGGAGGCTATAAAGTAAAAGGATTTAAATGAAAATATATTTAAAAATAGTATAGTTTATGGATACCAAAGCTAGTAAGCTCCTTCATAAGACGAAGAGGAAGGTAAAAAGCGAAGAATATTTAAAGTACCAAAGATACATAAGATCGAAAGAATTTAAAGCTATTAGAGAGCTTGTATTGGCAAGAGACAACTATCACTGCCAAGTTTGTAATTGATGTTTAGAAGATGGAGGAAATCGGGTACTGTCAGTCCATCATAAGACGTATGCAAATTTATTTAAAGAAGGCGGGCATTTGGAAGACTTAATAACATTATGTTCTGTTTGCCATAAAGCTATACATTCATCTGTTAGTAACTATCAACGATTTAAGATAAAATAAAGTAAGGGAGCCTTTTGAGCTCCCTTTTCTTTTTAATAGATAATCTTACCAGTTTGCAAATCTATAACTGCATTTAAATCTTTAGGTATCACATACACATAATAGACACCATTTATACATACTTTATAAGTTACATACTCCATAATTAAATAGTTGTTGCGTTTGGAATTTCTTCATCTAAGTCTTCCCATTCTAATACTGGGCGTATTTCAACATCCTTTTTATACTCTCTTGCAATGTTTTCAAGATAAACAATTCTGTACTCAAGTTTTTCGATTCTATCGAATAGTTCATTAATTCTTTCTTTATCAGTCATAATTAGTCATTTTTAGAATAAAATTTATAATCTCTTTGGCTTAAAATCTTTTTAATTGCAGCATCCATTTTGCTGCTTTCTTTTTTATGGTATTCCATCCATATATCCAGTTCTTTTAAGAAGAGGTCTGAATCCCTCAGAACCTCTTCTATCGTTTTCTTTGTTTCCATATGCAAATATAATAATTATATTTTAATTTTCCAAATTAAATACGAATTTTTTATTTAAAATTACATAACCTTCTACTTGTTTGCCTTCAATTCTTTTTTGGCACTTTTTAACGTCATAGTATTTGTCAATCTCAGTAGCTTTAGGAGCTGTAGTAATTCCTGCAACAGTATAAGCATCTTTTATATACTTCTTAATATCAGCATTAGAATACCACATTCCAAGGCTTAAATGCTCATTTAATTTCTTTGCAGCTTTGTTATCTGTAGATTTATTAGAAGCTTTGAGTAATTCATCTTTAATTGCGCTAATGCAATACTTTAAACTTGCCATTTTCTCAAATCCGAGCTTTGTAATAGCATCCATTAACCAAGGATATTTAATCTTAGCGTTATCTAAGATAGGAGTTGCAAATCTATACTTTACTTCCCATTCAGCTCTAATATCTTTAATAAGCTCTTTAAATGGTTTGGTATCTGAATCAAAGTCAATCTTAATTGAATTATCCTCGCATTCTACAACCTTTTTAAAGCCATTCTTTAAATACTCATTGTTAAGATTAGTTCTAATTGAATATAAACCTCTTGTAACCTTGAAGTTAAATATATCAACTTTAGCCATATTAGGATCAAACGTAAAGGTATAATCGTCATTTACTTGAATATAAGTATCACTGGTAAACTCTTTAAGTTTCTTTCTTGCAACTTCTGGCATTGCATTATAAGCCTCAACTGCAATTTTAGTCTCTTCGATATTCTGGAGATTCTTCTTTCTAAAATCCTCATAAGATACCTCAGCGTATCTTGTTGCAGAATATAAGTGAGTAATCCAATTTAAATACTTACTATTTCTAATTCTACCAGCAATCTGCTGAATTGAAGTTGAAATATCAAGTAATGTCTGAGCTTTCTGAGCATCCGAAACTACTACAATACGTCCATTTTCATCATAAATATCAGAACCTTCAAATACTGTAGAAGTTAATAAGTTAATCTTTTTAGGTTCATCTAATACAGTAGAGTTCTTAATTGTAAGTTTAGTCTTGTTATTCTTTGAATAAATAACTCTTGTATTTGATTCATTTAATTTGGCCTTCTGAATAAGGTTCTTTATAAAGTCAACTGAGTTAACAAAGATATATATATTACCTTCAACCTGATTGTTTAAAACTGCAGTTATAAGCTTAATAGTTGAAGCCTCAACATTCTTACATTTAACAGCCTGAACTTTAGTCTCTATAACATCATCCCATTCTTGTTTTACTAATGGAAGATCTTTTAATTCATCAAGTACAAACTCTTCTTCAAGTGGAGTTGCAGTCATAAAAGTATACTCTTTAAAGAGCTTATAGTTATCAAGTACAGGTTTAATAGCATCCTTTCTAAAGCTATACTGATTAAAAAGAATATGATACTCATCTACTAATAAACTATAGTCTTTAGGATTAACTGCCGAAATAACTTTTGGTAAAGAGTTATAAGTAACAATGATTTTAGGGCAATTAACTCGTTTTACATAATCTTTAATCTCTGCAATCGTTACTCCAGCAAATACACCGAAGATCTCTTCTGTACGTCTTTCATTAGGATACTGTTGAATCTTGTTCTCAACTAAACTGGTAAAAGGAACACAAATAACATAAGGCTTGTTACATTCAATAGCCATAGAAGTTCCACCACAACCAACTTTTCCTTTGTCAAATAAGCAATTTACAGGTAATTCATCAATAATGTTATTTAAATACGTTTTCATAATTTAATAAATTTTAAAGGTTAATAATTTAAAGTTTTTTATTTTTCTTAATACAAAATGTGAGAAAAAAACTTGACATCAACTGCCAAAAAGTGGCAGGACTTTCACCTGCCTGGAAGTAGTTAAAAAGAAATATTAAAAAATCCAAAAAATGAAGATTTTGATTTCTTAGCTTTCTCAGCCTCTTCATTTTCTTTAATTTCATCTAAGGCTTCTTCGCATAGAGTTTGAGCCTTTTCAAGAGCTCCTTCTTCAGTAACTTTACCGTTTACTATATCAAGGAAATATTCTAACGCTTCAATTTGTTTTTCAGTATTCATAGTTATATGGTTTTATTGTTAATTTTGATAGTACAAATATACAACATATTTTTTCAATTTCCAAATTTTTGAGCAACTTTTTTCAAAAATTTTTCATAGTGTTTAACTATCTATCTCTTATCTTGATAGTACAAAGATAATACATAAAAACTAAATTTCCAAATTTTTGGATAACTTTTTTCAGTGAAAAAAATTTAAAAAAAATATGCTAAAAATTTGCATATTAAATATAAAATACTTATATTTGCAGTACAATAATAAAATAAGTATTAACCTATTAAATATTAAAATTATGAAAAAAGTAAATAAAATATTAACTGGATTATTAGTAATCTCTATGTTTTTCGCTGGTTTTAGACTTTATAACGAGTACCATAATGTACAGAAAGAAAGATTAGCTAAAATCGAAAATGCCTATTATAAATGCCAAGATTATCTTTGGGAACATCCTGGTGAATTAGATAGACAACAAATTGACTCATTGTATAACTATTATTTAAATGAATAATTATGAAAACAGATATTAGAAGTTTAGTATTTACAAAGTCCTTATTTAAGGATTTATATGGAATAGACATAGAATGATCTAAAAACGACTATTCCAGATATGATGGTACATTTAAATGGAATAATGTAGATTATATCGTTGAAGTAAAAAGAAGAAGATTTAAATCAGATAAATATGATACTACTCTTATTAATAGAGATAAGTTTGATCTATTAGCAAGAAACAATTCAGTATTAGTTATTATATTTGATGATGGAGTTTATATATTTAAGGATGTTAAGAAAGCATTCGTTAGAGACTCTTATAAATATGGAAGATCAGCTACAGATTTTGATGGAGAATATGGATACTCTTTAAAGACAGAGTTATCTTTAAATAAAGCTATTAAAATAGATGTAGATACAGAATTTAGTAATTATAAGCCAAATGAACAATAATGACATTATTTTAAAATATTATGATTTCTGTATAGAATTAAAGACTAAATTTGGAATGAATGAGGATTGCTTTCAGATGGCATTATTAGACATACTGGAAACACCTCATTCTAAACTCCAAAGTCTTCATAATAAGAATGAATTAAAATATTGAATTACCAGAGTATTTAAAAACTACTGGTTTTCTAAAAATAGTAGATATTACTATCAATATAAGAAATATTATGAGATAGTTAAGGAACCTATTGAACAGCAAATTATCAATGAAGAAAACTATGCAGAAGAAGATTAACATAGACGATATTATGGCGGAATACGATTTAGACTTTAGTATATTTACAGAGATGAATGATAGATTAATTGAAGTATATCCAAAATGGACATCTCTAAATAAAGCCGATAAAACAGTTATGGTATTATATGCCGAATATCAAAGTTATAGAGAAGTTGGAAAGATACTTGGAATTAGTCATACAACCATAGCAAGGGTAATAGCTAACATTAGAAATAAAATATGTGGAAGGATATGTTAGAAGAATGGAAACAATACAAGGATTTTCCTTTTGAAGTAAGTACTCTTGGTAGAGTTAGAACTATGCAAAGGGTAGTCAAATATAAGGATGGCAGAGAATATAATTACTCAAGTAAGATTATAAAACAATACATTACTAGAGAATATAGTTATATTGTGATTTCACTGCATTCCAAAACATATAATTTTAGAGTGCATAGATTAGTAGCTGAAACATTTATACCAAATCCAAATAATTTACCTCAAGTAAATCATATTGACGAAAATAAGTTAAACAATAGAGTTGAAAATCTGGAGTGGTGTACTGCTAAGTATAATTTAAATTATGGCACTCATACTAAGAAAGTTGTTGAAAAATTAACAAATGGCCCACTTGCTAAAAAAGTAGCTCAGTATGACTTAGATGGCAACCTAATTAAAGTATGAGATTCTATAAGAGAAATAAAAAGATGCTTGGGATATGATAATGGAACCATTTCCAAGTTTTGTAGGAACAAAGTAAATTGTAAACATTGTTATGGGTTTATTTGGAAGTATTCTAATAATTAATACTGTTATAGTTATATATACTATGTCAGGATTTGATATTCCTATAAGGAAAAGATTATGAAATTACTTATATAGAGGATTACCATTTAATGAAGATTGGATGATTAAGCCTTGGGTGTGTAGTTGGTGTTTAGGCACCTGAATTGGTATAATTAGTTTATTTTGATTTGGGTTTAGTTTGCCGAACTTATTATTAGTATTGCTAGTTGCATACTATAACGACTTAATTAAAGATATTATGATATTATTAAAAGATCTATTTAATAAGCTAATAGATTTGATTTATAAAGTCATTAACTAACAATTATATATTTTATAGAAAATGAACAAATTAACTAAAGAACAGTACAATTATTTAAGCCAATTTGAAGATAGAATGCGATGCGCTCTTCATTCTAATTACTGCCGAAATATTCAGCGTAATGATTTATTAACAATTAAAGAGATATATGAGTCTCTTATTGGCACTACTTATAAGATGTCTATGAGTTGCTCTACTTGTATGTTGAATCTAATGAAGAGAATTGCAGTGCCTTATTTTGAATATCAAAACGAATTAGCAAATGGAACAGTTACCAAAGAAAGTGGGGAGACCGAAAAAGGAAGAAGTACCACAAGAACAAATAGACGAAAAAAAGACTAGATACTTATATGCTGCAAAGCTATTTAATAAAGGATGATCCCGAAATAAAGTAAGCGAAGAATTACAAGCTAAATATAATGTTAGTCAATCAACAGCTGCTCGATATATTGGTGAAGCCTATAAAATAATTGCAGATAAGAATGACAATCTTATTAAGAATCTACGTCATATACAATTAACAAGATTGGAGACATTATTAGATATGGCACTCGCTAAAGGTGATATTAGATCTGCAAATGAGGTTATTAAAACTATAAATTCAATGTTCGGATTAAATACACCTGAAATACAAGTTAATATACAAAATAACGAATGCCAGTTTAAATTTGGAGATCCTATTTTAAATGACAAAGATATATAAAGGATACAATCCATTCGTTTATCAGTTTAAAGTACATACTGCTATGAACGAATCGTACAGATCAGGTAAAGTATATACAATTAAAGCTAAACGACAAGTTGGTAAATCTTTACTTGCCGAAAATGAACTTTTAAGATTTGCAATAAATTATCCAGGTACAGTTAATTGCATAGTTGAACCTACTTTAGGCCAATCTAGAAAGGTATTTAAGGAAATAGTTAATGCAACAATAGATTCTGACATTATAAAGAGAAAGAATGAAACTCTTTTGGAATTAGAGTTTACTAATAATAGTTCGATACTCTTTAGATCTGGTGAACAGATGGATTCTTTACGAGGATTCTCAGTAAGTGGATTACTTGTATTAGATGAGGCTGCTTATTTAAAAGATGAAGTATTTGAGATTATAAAGCCTACTACAGACGTATGATCTGCTCCAATCTTAATAATCAGCACACCTAGATTTAGAGAGGGATTCTTTTATGAATGCTTTATAAAAGGACAAGATCCAAAATATGAAAAGTTTTATAAGTCATTCGATTGAGCATTAGAAGATACATCTATGCTGCTTGATAAAGAGAAGCTAGAAATGTATCGATTAACTACTTCCAAAAATAAATTTAAGACTGAATATCTTGGAGAATTTGCAGACGATGATGGATGTCTATTTAATAACATATCAGAATGTATATTAAGTGAAAAACCTTCATATACAAACCTTTATATAGGAGTAGACTGAGCAACTGGAAGCGGTAAAGACTATACTTGCATTACTGCTTTAAATGAAAAAGGCCAAATGGTATTTATTAAATATTTTAACGACAAAACTCCAACGGAACAGGTTGATATACTGACATCTATACTCTCTGAATATCAAGATGTTATAAAGACAGTACAAGTTGAACAGAATTCAATTGGTAGTGTTTTTTATGATATTCTCATTAAGAAGAATCCTAAAATACATATAGTTAAGTTTTTAACTACTAATTCTTCTAAAGCTAACCTTGTTAATAAGCTACAAGCTGCATTAGAGAATGGTAAAATTGGATTATTAAAAGATGATAAACTTTTAAATGAGTTGAGGCTATATGAAGCTAGTTATAATCCGAGAACTGGAAATGTAACATATAACGCACCATCTGGATTTAATGACGATACAGTGATTAGTCTTATGTTGGCATACGACTCTTTAAATAACACTAAAGGTAAATATAACTTAAAATTTAAATAATATGATAAAATCTTGGAAAGAAATGGATTTAAGTCATTATAAGAAACTGACTGAATTAAAAAGTAAAGAATGGGAAAATGACTTAGAAATGAATATAGCTATGATAGCTATGCTATCTGATCAATCTGAAGAGGATATAATGAATTTAGAGATTAAAGAGCTTCAGGAAAGAATAGACGCACTTGGCTTCTTAATTAATCCTTATAAACCTTCTACTCCTGAAAAAAGCTATTTAATTGGAGATAGAGAGTATCAAGTATTTTTTAATGTAAATAAAATGACAGCAAGTCAATATATCGACTTTCAAAATTTCTTTAAAGAGTATGATAATTATATGCCAAATTTAGCTGCTTGTTTCTTGCTTCCTAAAGGTAAGAAATATGGAGAAGATTATGATCCTTTAGAAGAAGCAGAATACTTAAATAAACATCTTACTGTTGACATATTTTCAGACATTATGTTTTTTTTTGTAAAGTTATCGCAGCTCTCAACAATGAATTCCCTGTACTCTTTGGAAAAAGAGATGAAGAAGAGCCTGAAGAAAACAAAGAACAAAGTAGAGAGAATAAGGATTCTAAGAACTTTGATTCAGACGAGACGGTTAATACTTTTACTCAAAAGTGGAATTGAATTATCTGAATAGATAAAGTCAGTGAAACTACTCGATTAAATTGGCATCAAGTATATGATATGAATGTTAAAGAGTTCTTGAACTTAATATGCTATATAATAGATAAGGGTAATGAGGAAAAACGACAAATAGAAGAATGAAAGAGACGTCATTAAAATTTTAAAGTTTTTATTTTTCTTATACCTAAAAGTTACAAAAAAACTTGACATTTAATATCCAAAAATTTTCACAAATATATTTTAGAAAAATGGTAGAACAAGAATTAAAATTTCCAAATTTAGAGGCACTATTAGAGAAATATGGAGATGTTATTATATCTTTATATAGACAGCAATTATTACAGTCAAATACTGATGCAACTGGTGCTTTAGGAAACAACCTTAATTATATAGTTGAAACACAAGATGGAGACTATGAATTAAGTCTAGACTTACTAGACTACTGGAAATATGTGGAGGATGGAAGAGCAGCTGGCAAATATCCTCCACTAAATTCCATTAGATCCTGGATTAGATCAAAGCGTATTGTTCCTCGAATGTATAATGGTAAATTACCTACACAAGAGCAATTAGCCTATTTAATAGCTAGAAAGATACATTTACAAGGTACAAGAGGAAAACACTTACTTTCTAACGCTTTAGACATTATGGAGAACAATTATATGCAAATCATAGAAGAAAGTGTTACAAAAGATTTGCAATCACAAGTAGATAATTATGTATTTAAAAATTTTTAAAATATGGCAGAATTAACACCTTCAAAGTTAGGAATTAACTCTACAGGTACTTTTAAGGTTTATTATAGTGCTGGCCAAATGGCAACTAATGGTACTTATGATAACCTTTATTTATATCCTGAAGTTGCAGGTTTAAGTGGAACTATTACAAATCAAACGACTTCTGGCTGTACTATTAATATTACTAATACAGCAGCTATTACTAAAGATCAGAATGTTACTTGTTCATTCTCAGTAAATAATAACGTTACAAGACCTGTAGTTGTAATTTTCCCAATAAGACTGCATAAAGATGCAGAAGGATTTTATCCAGATACAAGAACAATAACTGTACCAAATACTGGAGGAAGTTATACAGTAACTTTACAAACTAAATACGCAAATATTAAAAAATGAGATGTATCTGTTACAAGAGCAGACGCATTAGCAACAGTTACAGTATTAGATTTTGATTCATCTTATGTTAAATTTAAAATAGATGTTTCTGAAAATACGGAATGAACAGAAGATTTAACTGAAAGTATTGGTATAGTTGGCACTAATACTAGTAATGGACAAATTAATTGAACATACTGGTTTACAATTGCTAAATCAGATACACCTTCGGATTTAAATTTAATAGTTACTCCAGCTTCTGCAAATTATGATGCTGCAACAATAGTTACAAATAAATTCTATTTAACTACTACAAAAACTGAAGAGACCATTTCATCATTTAATGTTGTATGTAGTCAAGCAAGTAATATATTAAATAATACTGAAGATAATTCTTTTATCTTAACTTTACCTGAAAACGATACAGTAAATGATTTATCATTTGATGCATCAGTAACTGCACAAACATCTGGAGGATATACAATTAAAGCAACAGTACCTATTACCCAAAGTAAAACCTACTTGACTTTACCTACTACAAATTATGATATAAGTTATTCTCAAAGCACATTAACTATTAATGGATTAAGTTCAAATAATATTAGTGCTAGTGATGTAGTATTTGCAATTCCAGAAGATGCACAAGCTTGAATAAGCTCTCCTAAATTTACATATAATAATGGAAATGCAATAATTACTTTTAATGTTACTGAAAATACTAGTTTATCAAGAAGAAATACTACAATCGGTATATCTGTAGTTAAAGATAGTAGTAGTATTATTAATTTATCTATAAATGTAAATCAAGCTGTTAAATCGGATATAGCTCCAATTTGGAAAGATTATATTTGGGCTGAGGAAACCTTAGATGACTTTATAGAGTATCATTTAGATGATGGAGGAACTACTATTTATGCTGGTAAAGCATATAAGTATCCAGATGCGGATAGAGTAGAATTCTTATTAAATAGTGTAACTGAGAATTATTTATCTAATGGAATATCATTCCCAACTACATTAAGTACAAGTGTTATGCCTAATTACTTGAAAGACTTCACTTTAGTAACCTCAACTGGAAATGAGAAGCCAATTATATTCTTTAATGACTGGTCTTATAAAGATACAGATTTAACAAGTGGATACTTCTTGAGTGATCCAATTACTGGCTTAATTGATCCAAGACAATATGTAATGGCAAGTTGACTATTACCTACTGGAGAAGGCTTAGTTAGTAGATTCTATTATAAAGACGGAATTCAAACTGCAGCGGATGTTACTTTAAAGAGTGATATTAATGGCTATACATTTGTTGAGAATATAACTAATCTACAATTAGGTTGTGGAGATTATATAGTTATAGCATTTGTAGTTTCTGGAACTATTAGCCAAAAGCAAATTAAATATACAATAGATAATACTGGAAAGGATTATGTTCTGTATTATGTAAATGCAGCTGGAGGATGGGATTCATTGTTAATTGAAGGTAATGTTAAAAAGACTGATGAATTTGAATCTGAGAGCTATATAAAAAGAGTATTGAGGCCCTCAACAGAGTTTGCAAGAAATAAATACCTGAATACTATTACTTCCAGTTGGACTTTATATACAGGTTATTTAAATGATGAACAAGCATCTAAAATGCATAATCTGTTAGAATCTACTCAAGTATATTTACATAACCTTAAAGATAATACAATTACTCCAGTACTGATTACAGATACAAGTTGTGAGTATAAGACTTATACAAATCAAGGTAAGAATAAGTTCTATTACACAATTAATGTAGAATCATCACAAGACAATTATAGAAAATAATTATGGAAGTATATAAAGACATTAAAGGATATGAGGGACTTTACCAGATAAGTAATACTGGTAAAGTCTTCTCTATAAAAAACAATAAAGAACTGAAGAGTGGATATACTCCAGCTGGATATACAAAAGTTCAATTGTGAAAGAATAAGTCTGGCAAGTGATTCAATATTCATAGATTAGTTGCAGAAGCGTTTATTCCAAACGTAGAAAACTTACCACAAGTAAATCATATAAATGAGATAAAGGAGGATAATAGGGTTGATAATTTAGAATGATGTACAGCTCAATATAATGTTACTTATGGAAATAGATTAAATAATAATAAAAAACCTGTAATACAGGAAAGCTTAGATGGCACTTTTATAAAGAGATGAAATTCAATTGCTGATACTAAAAAATATGGGTTTGTTCCCCAAAATATAGTACAGTGTTGTATTGGTAATATTTCACAACATAAAGGATATATTTGAAAATATGCGTAAAAATATTAAATTATTTATTGCAGGAAAAGAAGTACATTGTTCTGAAGGTATATCATTACCAATGACTTATACTGTAGAAGATTTTCAGAATCCAACAATAGTAAAAAATTCATTCAGTAAGACTATAAGCATTCCAGGAGACAAAAATAACAACAAAATATTTGGAGAAATTTATAAATTGGATAGATTGCTTCATATTAAAGACGGTAATATATCTGGAATTTACTTCGATCCCTCTAAACGAGTAGATTTCCAAATTTATAACAATAGCTATTTAGTTGAATCTGGATATATGCAATTAAATAGTATATCTATAAATAAAGCTGTAATTACCTATAATATTACTTTATATGGAGGTTTAGGCGATTTCTTTTACGGTCTTAAATATAAAGAAGACGGAGAAATTAGAACTCTTGCTGATTTACAGTACTTTGTTACTGATGGAGATGGAAACTTATTACCAGAAGATGAAGAGATGAATTTCACAATTAACAAGGACTTTGTAGATAAATGTTTTAGTTATCCTAATGTAAATAACAACACAAACACTATTTACGACTTTGTTACTTTTACTCCATCTTATAATGGCTTATATGAGAATTTTGATAACGAGACTTGTTTAATTAATACTAACGGAACAAGTTTATTCCCAACAAGCGCTTCAGATTCTGGCAATACATATACTCCTTATAATGGCTATGCTTTAGCATCTTTAAATAAAGCATATACAGAATGGGAAATGAGAGATTTAAGAAGTTATATGCAAAGACCTGCAATTAAGCTTTCTAAACTTATAGAGACTATTTGCAGAAAAGAGAACTCTGGATACGATGTAATCTTTGATGATTCGTTCTTTAATAGTTCTAATCCTTATTGGGATAAGACTTATGTAGCTCTTCCTTTACTTGGGTCAAATTCTGATGAAGGAGAAGAGTCTATTACAGAGAATGCTCAATTACAGAAATATAATGATAAATTCTGGTGCGGATTACAACCTGGAGGAAGTACTACTTCAGTAAATACTGGTATTTTTACAGTAGCTGGAAGTACAGCCATAGTTCCAGGTGAAAACGGAGTGATTAATTTAAGTGGAATTCCTGCAAGTGCATTAACTGATATAGATCTTCCAGTACAGCTTGTATTTAATGCAAATACCTCAACTTCTGTAAATGATCTGTATTTAAGCTATGTTTTAAATGGTAAGTTGGGAAGTGCTGAATATAGAAACCATCCTTATAGAACATCTGTAACATTACAGTTACTTGTTTATAATGCAGATGAAAGTCCAATTGGAAGAAAGCCTATAGCATATTCATCATTATATAACTTTACAAACTCTATACAAGGTCAAAGTCCTGCAGGCCCAAATACTTGGTTTAATTATTATCCTTTAACTGATGCAAAGGTAGAGACTATATTGGGTAACTTTAAAAAGTATCAAGATAAGTTATATACGTTTAATGCAGATAATGGAAGTAATATTTTCCATTTAACTGTCACAGACATTCCAAAAGTAGACAATATATCTATTTATTTACAAGTAGCCAGAAGAACAGAGAGTCTTTATAATCAAGATGTAATGTGGAGTTCTAATAATATGAAACCTGGAACTACTGGAGATTATGCAGTAGCTGGATGGTCTGAAGTATTATTTGATGAGGAAAATTATTCATTAACAGCTTCTTGGGCATCCTCTGTAGCTTCAGAAACTATTATAACTAAATCTACATTACTTAGAACAGAAAACTCTCCAGCAGACTTCTTATTAAGTTACGCAAAACTATTTGGTTTATACTTTAGTAAGGATATAGATTCAAAGACAATTAGAATATATACCAGAAATAACTTCTTTAAAGATAAAATTAATGATTGGTCTGATAGAATAGATTATTCTAAAGATATAACAGTAAATCCTTTGTTATTTGATAAGAAATGGTATACAATGGCTTTAGAGACTCCAGAAACATATTATGCTAATAAATACGATAAACAGTATGATATAACTTATGGACAGCAAAGACTTGATACTGGATATAACTTTAACTCGGATAATACTGATTTATATTCAGATAACATTTATGAAAACATTGTATCTGCAAGAGATGTAGATAAATACTTTAGAAACTTCTATAATTCAAATAACGTATCTGTTCCTGCATTTATGAATGACAACATTACGTATAGCTTATATAGAACTGTAAGTAATGAAAGAACATCATACGATCAAGATTTATATGGAGCTAACTTTATAGATGTATCTAAAACAGTAGAATGGTGAAATGTTCCAGGTAATGACATATTTGCCAAAAACTGCTTCTATTCATTAGATAATGCTGAACAGAGCCTTGAAGAGATTAAGTCTGCTTTAGTTATGTATAATGGAGATGTAGATATGAGTGATATGAATGGTAATCCAATTGAATACTGAATTACAGATGATATATCAGAAATGGCTTTATTAAATGATGGTGAAAACTGCTTCTTATATACAACGAGTGAAACAGACAGTTCTGGTAAAAAGATAGCTATTAAAAGAACTACTTTACCTCAGTTTGTAAGATACGTAGATTCAAGTAATTATGTAACTGCTTCATTAGATTTTGGACTTCCAAGAGAGATATATGTAGATAAGATTAAATACGATGAAGATAGTACTATTTACTACCAATTCTGGAGAGCATTCTATAATGATCAATTTGATGTAAATACCAAAAAAGTTACTTGCTATGTAAAGATGAATGATTTGGATATCAAGTATGATTTATTAAGAGAATTCTATTATTTTGATTCTGCTTATTGAATTCTTAATAAAATAGATTCTTACGACATTAATTCAGATGCAACTACAAGATGTGAGTTTATAAAGGTGCAAAATGTAACTAACTACTTATATGGAATTCCAGAATTAGGTGATTATATTATACCAACTCCAAATAATATAGAGGTTCCTTATACAGCAGGTACTACAACTATTCAGGTATCATCTAATATTCCTTGGGAAGTTGGATATTATAATAATACAAAGATAACTGGAATAACACCTACAAGTGGAGATAAAGGAGTTACTAATGTAAACATATCATATAATGAGAATGAAGGCTATGATTCTTATTATTTCTATGCTAGATTCCAAAGACCTGGAGATACAACTGGATCAGGACCTGCTTGGTATTGTACACAACTTCCAGATCCTTCTAAACCAGTTAATCTATCAGGTACTGTTAAATTAAGCAATGGAACAATTCCAGATTATAGTTTCCATATATGTGCATCTAATAGTAACTTTACTAACTGTATATATGCAACAGATTCTACTGGATATTATTCATTATATGTTCAAAAAGGCGTTCAATTTAACTTTGATGTTCAAGGTGAAGGTGGAGCCACAATATATAATGAAGATTTAACTTTAAACGAAGATACTATTAAAAACATTACTATTTAATTATGGCAGAAGAAATTAAACGAGTCATTAGTATTGATACTAAATCTAGTAATAAATCAATTAATTCATTAAAAAAAGAGGTAGATGAATTATCTGCCTCTTTAAATGAATTAGAGATAGGTACTAAAGAGTATAACGATACTCTTGCTTTACTAGGTAAAAAGCAGTCTGAACTTACTACTATAAATGATAAGATAGCACAATCTTCGAGAACGACTGCACAGAGATTTGAGAGTATAGCAAAAATATCTGCAGGCTTAGCTTCTGGTTATGGAGCTGTCACTTCAGCCATTACTTTATTTGGAAATGAATCAGAGGATTTAAATAAAGTAATGATTAAACTACAGTCTACTATAGCATTAGTGCAGGGAGTTGGCGGTTTAAAAGATTTACTTGAAGAATTGCCAGTATTAGGAGATTGATTTAAAAAGCTGGTAGGTTTTATAAATCCTTTTAATACAAGCCTAGATACAGCAGCTAAAAATCTTAATAATATAGATATTGGTAAGTTACAGGGAGTTAATAATCAAGTAAGTAACATAGGTACAGAAATTGGGGATTTATCTACAGCTATAAACAAGTTAAGCAGTAGTCCTTCTGTTAAAGGTACTGGAGGAGTATTAAGTAATGTAATAGGGGAACCTGAAATTATAACTAACCAAGCTAAGGCTGTTAATGTTAGTGCTGCCGCATTTAGTCAATGAAGTGATACTGCACAGAACGCCATTAAGAAAACCAGACCTGAATTAATTAAAATTAACAATTTACTACAGGCAGCTGCACAGGAGACTGGAACTAATCTAGAACGTTTGCAAAAAGCAGCAAAAAAATTAAACATAGATCTTAGTAAATTAGCATATCCTTTAGAGACAGAGGTAATTCCTACTTTAAAAGAAGGAGCAGAAGCACAAAGAAAAATGGCTGAAGCTACAAATGCAGCTAGTGTAGCTACTACTAGATTTGGAAAGGCTATAAAAACAGTAGGTATGATTTCTTTGTGGACAGCTATTGCTACTGCTATAGGTATTGCTATTAGTAAATTAATAGAATATATAAGTTCTATTAAATCTACTAAAAAAGAACAAGAAGAGTTACGTAAAGCTATAGAAGCCTCAACTAACCAAATAGCGTCTAAATCTATAGGTGTATTTAAAGAACTACAAATAGCATATGAAAGAGTTGGAGATTCAGCTGATGCTAAACAAGAGTTCCTTAATAAATATGCAGATAAGATTAAAGAGACTGGCTTAAATATTAACACTGTAGCTCAAGCAGAAGACGCATTTATTAATAATACTGGAAATTATGTAGCTGCTTTAACAGCAAGAGCTAAAGCTCAGGCTATAGAGGAGCAAGCAATCAAAATCTACGAAGAGTATTTAAATAAACGTTCTGAGCTTGAAAATAAGATAGAAGATACTAATTTTGGAGAAGCGTCTGCTTGGCAAGCATTTAAAGCCACCGCAATGTTTTGGAAGGACTATCAAGGTCAGATATACGAATATACTAAACAAAACAAAGAAAACACTTATAATGAGCTTTCAGACTTAAATAGAGAAATAGAAGAAAGACTTAGAAAGATGTTTGAAGATGTGGCTGAGCTTAATAAGAAATACGGAGGATTTTTTGACATAGAAGTCATTAAAAATAACACTACACAGGCTAAAGAAGAAATAAATGAGTTTGATGTATGGTTACAGAATAGACTAAATGCTAAAAATCCCGTAGACGAGCTTGAAGACGAATATATTAGACTATTAGCACTAGCTATTAAAAATAACAGAAGTCTTGAAGAAGTTGAGGCTTGGCATCAAGAAGAGCTGAAGAAAATTAGAGATAAGGCTAGAGAAGATGAAGAAAATGCAAGAAAAAGTGCTGCAGATAAAGCTTGGAATGATTTCCAGGCTGAGTTAAAAAGAATCAGAGATTTATCCTCAACAAGTAATCTTAGAGAGCCAGTAGAACAGACATTCCAAACTACTTATACTCAAGGAGCATCTAAGGCATTCGGTTTGGCGGGAGACTATAATGGAACAGGTTATAAGTTTACTTACCAAAGCAGAGATGATTTAAATAATCAATATAATGCTCAAATTGAGTATAATAATGAACTGTTAAGACTGACTAGAGAGCGTATTTTACAAGAGAATGAATTATTAAATGAGCAACTTTCTAACGAGCAATTATCTGCAGATAGAAGGCTTGAAATAGAGCGAATTCTTGATGAGAATAAGAGAGCTTTGTCTGATGCTGAAATTAAGAACGAACAAGCTAATACTCAGGCTTATCAACATTTACAACAAGCAAGACAGCAGGCTTTACAAGGTACTTTATCGGTAGCATCTAGTGTTGCAGGAAGTATGGCAACTATATGAGGAGAGGAAAGTAAAGTAGGTAAAGGATTTGCAACAGCTCAAGCTTTAATTGATACCTATAGTGCAGCTAACAGTGCTTATTCTGCAATGGCAGGTATTCCAATCGTTGGTCCAGCTTTAGGTGCAGCAGCAGCAGCTGCAGCAATAATTGCGGGTATAGCTAATGTTAAAAAGATCTGGGAAGTGAACGAAACTAGTGGTGCATCTGCTTCAGGAGCATCAGCATCAGTATCTGCTCCAGCTAATTTAAATACTCCTCCAGTTGAATATACTCGGAACTTACTTGGAGATAAAGAAACAGACCAACTTAACAATCCAATTAAATGTTATGTTGTTGAATCTGACATTACAAATGCACAGACTAAAGTGGCAGTTACTGAGTCTAATGCAAGTTTCTAAAGTGAGTAAATTATTGACAGCCTACTATGTAAGTTACTGTAAATCAGTGCTTATATAGTAGTGCAATGTCAAAATTTTATTTATCTTAGATACCTGTGTGAGTAAAAAACTTGACATTTATATTCTATATAAATATATTTTATTAAAAGATTGTAAAAATATTACATTTTTCTAACTAACTATATATTAATAAAAAATGGAAAATATGTATAAAATTTATATGCACAAAAGTCCATCTGGTAATATTTATATTGGACAGACTAAAACCTCAACTAATAGAAGATGACAAAATGGCAATGGATATAAAAGTTGCTATGTTTTTAATAGAGCTATACATAAATATGGTTGGGATAATTTTGAGCATAAAATATTATATAAAGGTTTATCTCAAATAGAAGCAAATATGATTGAGGAAGATCTTATTTATTATTATAAAAGTATTGGGAAATCGTATAATATTAAAGATGGGACTACCTTATCAGTAGATATGTGCAACAAGATTTCCAAAACATCAAAAGGAAAACATCGCTCTCCTAATACAGAATTTAAGAAAGGGCATTCTTTAAACAGTAAAACGGTAGAACAATATACTTTAGATGGGCACCTTATTAAGGTCTGGAATTCTGCAAGTGAAGCTAGTAGACAATGTAATATTTGTAGGAGTGGAATTTGTAGAGCTTGTAGAGGTATTACACAAACTTATAAAAACTATATGTGAAAATATGCTTAATTTACCTATATTTTATTGTGAAATAATAGATTCTGATGAGGGATTAAAAGCTATTTCGTTTGTAGAACATCCTGCTAATGAATCTGATTTTATATGTTTTAGTGAACAAGAAGAACTAAAATTTGAAATTCAAGATGAAGAGCAGAAAATTGTATCTGGAGTTATAATGCAACCAGATAAACCTATTTACAGACGAGATCCTGATGGCAGAGAATATTATGTAGTCTTTAGTAAAGACACAATATTTAAAATGGCAGAAAAATTCTTTAGAGATAGTATGCAAAACAATATCACTGCAGATCATAATCGCTTTGTTGATGGAATTAATTTAGTTGAGATGTTTATAAAGGATTCTTCTAAAGGTATAATTCCAAATTACGTTGATTGTCCCGATGGGACCCTTATGGGAACGTACAAAGTAAATAATGAAGAAATATGGCAATCTATCAAAAAAGGATCATTCAAAGGTTTTTCTATCGAGGGTTTATTTACTCTCGAAAGAAAAACTGATGAATATACAGAACTTAAAGAGATACAAAGAATGTTGAAGAAGATAAAACGAATTAAAAAGTAAACTATGAGCAAATTCACTAAAATCAAATTAGAGCTTGCCAAAATGTTGGCAAAATTCAGTGACATCAAAACTGACAAAGCCGTCTTAACTTGGGATTCTGACGAAGATCTTAAAGCTGGAATGGATGTTTATGTAATGGATGAGAATGGCGAATACGCTCCTGCTGCTGATGGTGATTATGTTACCGAAGATGGTAAAACTATTGTAGTTAAGGAAGGTCGCGTTGAATCGATTACTGATCCTAAAGCTGAAGTAGATCCAGAGGAAGGAATGAGCACTGTTGAGGTAGCTGCTGCTTGCGGAACTAAGAAAGTAAACGCTGCTGAGGAAGAAGTTGCAGATCCTATGGTTCAAACCGATGGTGTTAAAGAAAGTGAAACCGATGCCATTGATGCAATTCATAGAGAAATTAATGAGCTTTATGACATTGTAGACAAACTTACAAAGAAGGTTGCCGAGCTTGAAGCAAAAGGAACTGAAACAAAAGAGACTGTTGAGAAAATGAGCAAAATGAGTGCTGCTTTCTCTGCAGAAGAAGAGATTGAAACAAAGCGTACTACTCCTACAAGTGGCAATGCAGAAATAGATAGAAAGCTTAAAAACTTTATTGGTTAATAATTTAAAACGTATACAATTATGGCAAATAGTCCTGTAATGACTTCTTTGACTGCTTATGTTGAGCAGCGTAGATTACCTCTTATTAAAGAGGCTGTATTAAAAGCTAAGAGTGCTAGTTTATTTAACTTACAGACTGATATCAAAACTTCAGCTGCTCTTAACTTACTTTCAACTGATGTTGAATTTGGAGATGGTCTGACTTGTGGATGGGATGAGGCTGGAACGCAGACTCTTTCACAACGAGTTCTTACGACTGGAAATATCAAGATTAATATGGCTTATTGCGACAAAGCTATGCTTAAATATTGGACTCAGTATCAGGTTCGCGTTGCTGCTGGTCAGAAAACGCTTCCTTTCGAAGAGGACTTTATTAGTGGTGTAGTTGAGAATGTTAAAGCCGCTATTGAAACCGCTATCTGGCAAGGTGATACTACTTCTCAGACTAATAACCTGAAGTACTTTGATGGTCTGTTAAAGATCTTAAAAGATGCTGATGGTACTGTTGATGTAACGATTGCTGGTACTTCTGCTTACGACGACGTTATGAAGGTTTATAATGCTATTCCTGAGAAAGTACTTGATGGCGCTTCTATCTTAGTAGGTGCTGATACCTTCCGTAAATTCGTCCAGGAGTTAGTTGCTAAGAACTACTTCCACTATAGTGGTGAGAACCTTAACGGTGAGATTATGCTTCCTGGTTCGCAGGTTAAAGTAATCGCTGTTAATGGTCTTAATGGAACTGACAAGATCGTTGCTGGTCAGCTTGACAAGAACTTCTTCTATGGCTGCGATATGATGAATGACGAAGAGAAATTCGAAATGTGGTATTCGCAGGATTTCAGAGAATTTAGATTAGCTATTGAATTTAACGCTGGTGTACAGGTTGCATTCCCTGACGAAGTAGTATTAGGTGCTAAAGCTTAATTTCAATAGAAATGTTTAACTTTAAATAGTAATTGAAATTATGGCTTGCTTAATAACGCTTAATGGAATTACACTTGATTGCCAGCCTTCGTTAGGTGGTATCAAACGAGTTTGGATTACTCAATATTCAGATGTAAAATCTGTAGTTGTAGGTGAGGACAATATGATTGAAAGTATCACTTTAGAGGGTGAAGCTCAATGGTATGAGTATCAGTTCCGTAAGGCTACTGGTTCTTTAACCTCAACTCTGAATGTTGACGAATCCGCAGGAGTTAACTATGTAAGTAATGAGTTAGCTCTTGTATTTACAAAGATGGAAACTGCTAAGAGAATTGAAATTGCAGCTTTATCGATCGGTCAGCTTGCAGTTGTTGTTGAGGATAGTAATGGTCATTACTGGTTCCTTGGTAAAGATGATTATGTAAGCGCTTCTGCAGGTACTGGTATTACTGGTACAGCAAAAGGTGATCAGAATGCTTATACTCTGACTCTCTCTACTGATTCGGATTCTTATCCTTATGAGTTGTCAGCAGAAGCTATTGCTGCAATAGTTGGATAATCAGATTAAGAGCGGGTAATTAATTTACTCGCTCTTATTTTGTTTATAGACATTAATAATAAAAATTATATAATATGGCAATTAAATTTACAACACAACCTGTTGCAAAGAATGCAACTTCGAGAGGTTTAGATATCCTAAGTGCTGCAGAATGCAAACTTCAGGATAAGACAGTTGAATATGTAGAAAATTCACAATATGAAATATTACCAGATGAAGGATATGATGGAATAGCAAAGGTTGACGTAACAGTAAATGTACCAATTCCAGAACCTAAATTACAGAGCAAGAATTATAACATTGTAACTAATGGAGATACGACTATTACTCCTGATGCAGGTTTTGTTGGAATTAATGGAGGTACTATTAGTGTAAACGTTCCTACTCCAGAGCCTAATTTACAAGAGAAATCTACGACTATTAGTCAGAATGGTGCTTCTAGTGTTACTCCAGATTCTGGCTATGATGGTCTTTCTAGAGTAGATATTACTGTACAAGTTCCAGAACAGACTATACAAGCTAACAAGACTGTATCTATTACAACTAACGGACAGACTATTGTATCCCCTGATCCAAATAATGATGGTATGGCTCAAGTAACTGTAGATGTTAATGTATCTGGAGGTGGAAGTATAGATGTAGTTGATAACGGAATTAAATTCGCTTATTCTACATTTACAGAAGTACCAGATACATTTACTGGATGGGATGAATTAGAGGACGGAAGTCGTATGTTTTATAACTGTAAAAACTTAACTTCTTTTGATAAAGATGTTTCTAATTGTACAAATATAGATTATATGTTTTCGAACTCTGGAATTACTTCTTATAATTATAATTTTCCTTTGGTTACAAACCCTACTCAAACATTTACATATTCAAAATTACAATCTATTACAGGAGATTTAACTAATTTAACTGATCAAACTCAGTTTTTTGGATATAGTGATTTAGTATCTTTTAATTTGGATACTCCAAATATAACTGATACACTTGAGATGTTTATAAATTGTGATTCGATGAAATCTTGTACCGCTAATATAAGTAAAGTAACTATAGCAAGTTATATGTTCCAATATTGTAGAGCTTTAACAGATTTAACTTTAACTGTAGATTCTGAGTTTACCACTAGTAATATGTTCTATTTTTGCACCAATTTAAAAAATGTAACAATTAAAGGAACTTTAAATGCTTCTTCATTAGATTTCTCACCTTCTTCTGTTTTAACAGTTGACAGTATGATGAATATAATAAATGCTCTTGCTGATTTAACTGGACAAGATTCCAAAAAGATTATTTTTGGAACTTCTTTATTAAATAAATTATCTGAAGAACAAAAAGCTGTAGCTACAAATAAAAACTGGGTATTAGCATAATAAATAACATAATTATGAAAATTACAACAAATGATCAATTAAAGTTTAAGGTACTAGAAGCTGAGGAAGGGAAGATTATTACTAATTATAAGGAATCTGATCCAATTGAAGAATATAGTGCTTCTACTATTATGTACTGTCCAAAAGATTTGGATATTAGTGCATATTATGAGATAGATCTAAGTAAACATCAGCAATATGTTGATTTACAGACACAAAAGATTGAAGAGAAATTAAAACTTGAAGAATAATGGAAAATCTATTACCCTATTTAAATGTACTTGAGGCAGATACTATTACAAGGGATAATGTAACTAAAGCCTTAGTAATAGATAAAGATGATAATATAGCTCTTTTAAATGGAGAAGATTTAGGAACTAATAATTATCAAGATCTGCAAAATAAGCCAGAAATAAACGGAGTATCTTTAAATGGGAATCTTACTGCAAGTGAGTTAGGATTAGCATCTACTAGCGATATACCTACTAAAACTAGTCAATTGACTAATGATAGTGGGTATATTACTAGCTTAGATGGATATGCTACAGAAGAATGAGTAAATAGTCAAGGATTTGCTACTAATGAATCTGTTACTGAAGGTTTAGCTGGAAAACAAGATGAATTAGTTAAAGGTAATGGAATTAACATATCTGGAAATACTATATCTGCTGATTATAGTTCAATAGATAATAAGCCATCTTTAAATGGTAAGACTTTAGAAGCCTCAACGAATATAGTTCCAGCAATACAGGTTCAAGCAATACCTACTAAATTGACTATTACTCCGTCTTTAGGTAATCAAACTGGACAAGCAGTTGAGCTTCCTGGATATGATACAAGTACTAATGCTTCTGGTATTTTAACATCTCAAGTATTTGGTATTCTTAATGATAAGTATACTAAAGAAGAAATAGACAATATTAACAGTGCAATTAATACAGCTATTTCTAAAAAACAAGATAAATTAACAGCAGGAGCTAATATACGAATTGTAGATAACGTTATATCTGCATTTAATAATCATTTATTCTTACATTTAGATGAAAATGATACAGAACATCAGGCTTATGTATATTCTTTTATTAAGTCTAATTTAGAGTTCTATTTATTTGCAGAGATTACTTATGAAGGCAAAGTAGTAGTTCTTCCTTTAGTTGCCATTGAAAACAACGAATCGTTAGATTTAAAAGGAATGTATCTTAAAGATGATTCTACAATCGTTGAGGTATCTGCAGTTTTAGTAGCTAATGGTAACATAAGTGTAAATACTTCTGAAATATCAATATCTGGAGGTAGTGGTGGAACTGGAGATTATAACCAGTTGACAAATAAACCACAGATTAATTCAGTTGAATTGTCTGGAAATAAAACTCTTACTGATCTTGGTATTCAAGCTGCAGGTAATTATGCAACTACTTCTGATTTGGCATTAAAAGCAGATAAAAGTACAGTTGATATATTACAAGAGCAAGTAACTAATAATACCTCTGCAATTTCTACTAAACAAGATAAGTTAGTTTCTGGAACTAATATAAAAACTATTAATGGACAAACTGTATTAGGATCTGGAAATATTGAAGTTGGTGGAGGAGGAACTAGTGACTATACACAATTAACTAATAAACCCCAAATCAACTCAGTAGAATTAACTGGAAATAAGAGTTTATCAGATATTGGTGCACAGCCAGCTGGAGATTATGCTTTAAAGAGTGAACTACCTGATGTTAGTGGACTTGCAACTAAAGAAGAGGTTACAACTGGATTAAATGGTAAACAAGACACTTTAGTAAGTGGAACTAATATAAAGACAATAAATAGTCAATCTTTAGTTGGATCTGGAAACATTGATACACAAGATATACCAACTCTTTACGTCAGTAGATACAAGAATGTTTCAGATACTGTTGGATTTGATAAGGTACAGAATGCAATTCTTACTAATAAATCATTCTTAATATACTTTGATTTGGAAGAGGGTAATATTACTATGTTATGTGATTCTGCACTTACTTTTTCTGGAGGAACTACAATTACTACTGTATTCCATAGAGAGTATAGTCAGAATCCTACAGATCATAAGGTGTATACTGTAACTATTACTAAAAATGAACTTCCAGATGTAACTGAATTGGTTCATAACTATATTAATTATGGAACAGGTACTCAGCCTCAAATCTATACAATAACTGTGTTAACACAGGAAGAGTATAATGCTCTACCAACAAAAGATTCTAATACTCAATATTTAATAGTTGAATAATATGAACGTAAAGACCGATTTAAAGGGATTTTATGTAGGTGACAGAAAGGGTATTGCCATTTATGTTGGCAGTACCCAAATCTGGCCTGCAACAGCTACAACTTCTAATAAATAGTCCTGATTATGATATTACTAAAGAATTCTAAAAATACGCAGACTTTCTATATTGCCAAAACGACTGGAATAGAAAAAGGTCAATTACCTATTGGTAGTTATTCAAAAGCAGAGGTAGATGCTTTATTTCAGCCAAAAGGAGACTATATAACTGCTGATGAGTATAATAACAAGATCAACGAGCTAGAAGCAACAATACAAGAGTTACAAAGTAAGTTAGCAGATTCTGATAAATAATGTCAGTATTTTTATTTTTATTATAACTTAAAGTGAGTAAAAAACTTGACATTAAGGGAGACATTTGTCTCCTTTAATTTTATTACTTTATCTAAAGTATTTATATTTTAGAAAAAAGATATGTAAAATTAATGTAAAACTATTGCAAATTATGTATTACACTCTATTAATTCAGAATACTGTGAGTAAAGAAGTATATACATATAATTTGGAGAATTTAAATTATGACGAAAATATTTATTATAAGTTTAATATTGTGCTGGATGATAATACACCTGACGGAGAATACCAATATTTGTTATTTGAGAATCCAAATCAAATTGAAGTTGTAGTAAACTATAACAACGTCTATGATAGCAAGTTATATGGAGATACTAAAATATTAGTAACGTTTACTAATACACTTACTAATGGAACTCAGATATTAATTGCTGGTAAGCCTATTATGTGACTATCTAGTGGATTAATAAGAATAGGAGACTATAAATCTAACAATTATCAATATAACAAACAAAACAAATACCAAGTATATGACAGAAAATAAGAAAAGTTTGAAGTCAGGTACGATTAAAAGAAATTATACTGGAGTAATATATTTAATTCACTCTAAGATAACAGGAAAAATGTATATAGGGCAGACTTGCAGATCATTTAATACGAGATGAAGGCAACACTGTAATGAGAGCTTTAATGAAAATTCAAAAAGTTATAATCATCATTTTCATAAAGCTATAAGGTTATATGGAACAGATAATTGAGATTATAAAATACTTAAAATATTTTCCTGCTCTTCAAAAGAATTACTAAAGAAACAGTTAAATATTTCTGAAGTTGAATATATAACTTTATATGATACATTTAAAAATGGATATAATTCGACTTTAGGAGGGGAGGGAACTATAGGAAAAGATCCCTGAAATAAGGGTAAAAAAGGAGTGCAACAATGCAATGAAGAGACTCGAAAAAAGATGAGTGCATCTAGATCTGGAGAAAAGAATGGTATGTATGGAAGACACCGAACCGAAGAAGAGAAGGAAAATCTACGGAAAAGGTGAAGTAAACCCGTAAACCAATTAGATTTAGACGGTAACTTTATTAAGAGATGAAATTCTTGTAAAGAAGCACAACAAAGTGGTTATAAAAATATTTATAGTGTACTTTATGGAAAAAATAAACAATGTAAAGGGTTTAAATGAGAATGGGCCCAAAAATAAAATAAAGATGTCGGCACTAGATCCATATATTGTAAGTAACATAGTAGAGCCTACAGAAAGTAAGAAAAGAGGATCAGATATGATAATATGAGGCGATAATAATCGCTATCCTATTTACTTATGGGATCTATATTTAAACTGTGCAACATTACAGTCAATTATCAACGGAACTGCCGATTTTATCGTTGGAGACGATGTTATTTGTAATAAAGAGGGATTTAACGTAGTTGTTAATAAGAAAGGCGAAACAATAGTAGACATCTTTAGAAAGATAGCAATAGATAAGATGATTTTTGGAGGATATGCTGTTCAAGTAATTAGAAATATGGTTGGAGAAGTTAGTGAGATTTATCACTTAGACTTTATGAAGGTCCGTTCTAATGAAAAGAATACTGTTCTTTATTATGCAGATGATTGGGAGGCTTGGTCAGTTAAGGCTTTAACTTATCCTAAATATGAGATAAATGATAGTGCTCCCGCTTCTGTAGTTTATAATAAAGGCTATGTAACAAGAAGTGTATATCCAATTCCAGTTTATGGAGCTGCTCTATTAAGTTGCGAAACTGAGAAGTGCATTAATCAATTCCATTTAAATAATCTTAATAATGGATTTATGAGTAATGTTATTATTAACTTTAATAATGGAACTCCTACAGATGAAGCACAAGAAGAGATTGAACGTAATATTAACGAGAAGTTCTCTGGATACCAAAATACTGGACGTATTCTTATTTCTTATAATGATTCAGATGTAAATAAGACTACTGTTGAAAGACTTGATTCTGATGATTTTGATGAACGATATGAATCATTAGCAACTAGAACAAGAGAGCAAATATTCTGCGCTTTTAGAGCTAATCCTGTGTTGTTCGGTATTAATTATGCTTCTGGATTCTCAAAACAAGAGTATCAGCAAGCATTTGATTTATATAATCGAACTATGGTGCAGCCAATACAAAAAGATATTTGTAAAAGTTTCGATACTATCTTTGGAATGAAAAATTCTGTTACAGTGGTACCTTTTAGTATGAATTGAAATGAATAATTATACTGTTTATTGCCATATTAATAAATATAATAATAAAATTTATATAGGTATTACTGGACAAGATCCTAAAAAACGTTGAGGAAATGGGAAAGGTTATAAAAATTCCTTTTTCTTTAATGCAATACAAAAATATGGCTGAGATAATTTCGAGCATAAAATCCTGTATACTAATTTATCTAAATTAGATGCAGAGCTTATAGAAATAGATTTAATACATTATTATAAATCTATTAATAAAAGCTATAATATTGCTAATGGAGGTAATGTTACTACAGGATTGAAGATGTCAGAAAAAGCGAGAAAAAACATATCACAAGGGCATATAGGACTTAAAAGAAGTGATTCGTTTAAAGAGAAGATAAGAGTTGCTAATAAAAATCGTTCTGATGAAATAAAAAGAAAACTGATAGATAGCAATAAACGTCCTATAATTCAGCTATCATTAGATGGAGTCTTTATAAAAGAATATGAGAGTATTAAAGATGCAGAGTTACAATTAGGTATATGCCATCAAAATATATCTAAATGTTGTAAAAACATCTATAAAACTGCTGGAGGATATAAATGACAGTATAAACAGTAAAATTATTTATTATGGAATATAGAAACGTATTACTTATATCGGAAGATTACATTAAGTCAGAAAGCAATTTAGATAACAACATTTCTGGCAAATATCTTCAAAGTGCTATTAAACTAGCACAAGACATAGAACTGCAGTCTTTAATTGGAACTAAGCTATTAGAGGCATTACAAAAGAAATGTATTGACTGAGTAGATCCAAGTGTTGAAGATGCAGTTGCAGATTCAATAGATGATCCAGATAATATTAAGTATAAAGAACTATTAGATTACTATGTTACTCCATTCTTGTTATTTCAAGTATTGTCAGAAGTAATCGTTCCTATTACTTATAAGCTAAGTAATTTTGGAGTTATGAGAACTGATGATGAGAAAGATATAGCTGCAGATGCAAGTCAAGTTAATCTATTACGTAAATATTACAAAGATAAAGCAGATTTCTTTAAAGCAAGATTACAAGATTGGGTTATTACATATTATAATGATTTTCCTGAATTATATTCATATAAACCATTAAAAGATATGTATCCTAATTTATATAGCGCAAGTAGCTGCGGTATTTGGTTAGGTGGTGCTAGAGGTAAGGGATTTTATACTAATCCAAATATAGGACCTTTACAGAGAGCTTATGATTTCCCAAGTTCAAATAACAATAAAAAGAAATAGTATGACATATTATGAAATAATCAATGGGCTAAAAGAATCTGCTCTTATGGAGCCTAATATTAATTTCGCTGGCAGTAAAGATATCTATGAGTTAAATAGCCTTCCTAATATAGATTATAATGTATTCTATATAACTCCAAATACATTTAATCTTGATGAAGATACTATTACATACTCATTGAATCTTTACTATGTTGCCAGATGAGATGAAACAGACGAGAATCAACTTGAAGAACAGTCTGCTGGAATTTTAGCTCTTACAAATATAATTAACCGATTTAATAACATCTATCCTGATGTTCAATTATCTTACCCTTTAATATTTACTCCATTTTATCAAAAGTTCAAAGATATATGTACTGGAATATTTGTAAGAGTAGATATAATGGTAGATAATGTATTAGGAGTTTGTACAGAGACTATGTAATGGAAAACAAATTAAAATGATTCGGACAGGTACTTGATTGAGTTAATAAATACGGGTTATGACAGATTATAAAAGGCGGATTTGCATTTATATTTGTATCTTATGTCTTTATAATCTCTCTAAATCCAGGCATTATATATGATAAGGTTGCTACTTACATAGAAAATGTCCATAACGTTAAGCAAGTAACCAGACAAGATGCAGACATCAAAATACGTTACATCTTGAAAGATTTAAGAGTATCTACAAATGCAGATAGAGCTTGAGTTATTGAATACCATAATGGTACATCTGGATTAGGAGGACTTCCATTTACATACGGAATTATGAATAACGAAGAATTAGAAGAAGGAGTGTGTTCAGTATCTAGACATTATAGAGACTTCTTGTTATCTGAGTATTTGTTTATTTTGGAGACTTCTAAACAAGGTGGATGAATAGGTAGTGTTGAGGATATAAAACAGTATGATACAAAAATGTACTATTCGTTTAAATCTAATGGTATTAATAAATTAGCTTTATTTTATTTAAAATCGGAAGATAGAGATATTGGAGTAGTCGGCCTTTCATATTGTGATAATGAGATGCCAGAAGATACTTGAGTTAAATTAAGAGATGCAGGAATAAAGATAAGCATAATTTTAAATAAAAAGTAATATGAAGTATTGGGTAAAGTATTTAATCGCAGTTGTGATAATTATTGCAGTTTTGGTATTAGTAAAAGTAATTCCTTTCTGGATTACTATGGTATTACTTGCTTTAGCAGTAGGTAGCCATTTATTTTACAGATATCTAACACTTAAAGATATTATAAAATAATGAAGTATTTTACAGTAGAGGAGTTAACTGAATCATCTACAGCAATTAAGGAAAATATAGACAACACTCCAAGTAAGGAGATCACTGAACACCTAATTGAGTTAATAGAGGAACTCTTAGACCCTATTAGAGAAAAATGGGCAGAGTATTGTAATATTAATAAACTTGGAAATCCAGCAATAAGTGTAAGTTCAGGTTATAGATGCAAAGAGCTTAATAAAGCTGTAAATGGTTCAGTTACATCTGCACATATGACGGGTTATGCTGCAGACCTTCAAAATGTCTCTGGAAGTAGAGAAGAGTTTTATCAATTCCTATTAAACTTTTTGAAGGATAGAAATTTCGATGAATGTTTTATAGAAAAAAGTCGTACATCTCAATGAGTGCATATTGCTTTATATAGTATTAAAGGACTACAACGAAGAAAAAAAGGTAATTTGTATGTATAGTATCTATGTTCATATAAATAAATTAAATCATAAAATGTATTTTGGGATCACCAAACAAAATCCAAAAAGACGTTTTAGAGACGGAGAAGGTTATAAAAGTTGTACAAAATTCTACAAAGCAATACAGAAATATGGCTGAGATAATTTCGAGCACATTATAATCAAAACAGATATGCCAAAAGAATGTGCAGAGACTTTAGAGAAGATATTAATCTATAAATATGACACCATAAATTCTGGATATAATTTAGATGGCGGAGGTAATTTACATTTAGCAACTAAAGAAAGTAAAATAAAAAGCTCAGAATCACACAAAGGAAAGAAACTATCACAAAGTACTAAAGATAAACTACGTATTTCTACTACAGAATTGTGAAAAGACCCTATTTATAGATCTAAATGCCAATCTAAGAAAGGCCGAAACGTTCCTCCAGTAAGTGAAAATACTAAAGAGAAAATAAGTGATTCAATTAAAAAACTATGACTTAATGATGAATATGTAAATAAGTGTAAGAAAGGTCTAGAAACATATCATAAAATGCATAGTAAACCAATACGGGCAATTAATGAAGATGTGGTTTTGGAGTTCGATTCTGTATCTGAAGCTGTAC